CCCGGCCTACCCCCCGGCCTACCCCCCGGCCTACCCCCCGGCCTACCCCCCGGCCAGTAATTTTACGGTACTCTGGTACCACACTCATTTTGTCGTGAGGTATTCTGGTACCACACTCATTTTGTCGCGAGGTACTCTGGTACCACACTCATTTTGTCCCACAGTGTCGCGACAGATAGTATGATTTACTTTATGACTGATCCACTGTCTTTTTGCCTAGGACTTTCTTGCAGGGAGGGGGGGAGATACGTCATATGTCATTCTAAAAGTCATTTTTTAACTTATTGATTTTATTATATTATTTTACTTAAATGACTTAAATGATATAAATGACTATATATAAATCACTATAGTGGAATATGAACAATGTACATGGTATACCATGTACATTGTTCATATTCCATGGTAGCGATTTGAAATCCATGTGTCATCCGCCATTTGCGTCATTTCTCTGCAATATCAAAGGCTTACGCGATGGCAGGCCCGCGGCGAGTGTCATTTTAAGTCATTTCAGGGGTTTTTGGCCAGTTTTATAACTTATTGTCGCGGCAATCTGGCGCACCCGGCATCCCCGCTTGACATTTTATTAGGCCGTCTCTATTATAGTGATCATGCCGCGTGCATAGGAGCTGGACATGACCCGGAGCAAACTTTACGGCGCGGTCAAACTCGGGCGCACCGCCATAGGCGTACAAGCGCGAGCATGGGCTACGCTATACATAAAGGAGGGGGTATAATGTGCAAAATTATCACGCTGGCGCAGCTAAAAGCCGCAGGCGCGTGCGCCGATGCGCTGCAGTGCTTCGCCGCCGCGTTCGGGGAGAGCACACCGGTGACGCCGTCCCTCGCCGGTAAATACGCGACTCAGTTTAGTTGGGACTGGGCCGCGGGTAATCTTCTCTCAAGGCCCGCACGGGCCGAGTACTATAGGGCCTGCGCGCGCGCACGGGCCGAGTATGATCGAGACCACGAGTACGCCCGGGTCGAGTACGCCCGGGCCGAGTATGATCGGGCCGTCGCCCCCGCCCCCGCGCAAACCAAGCGCAATAAAGTCATCGCGCGAGCATGGGCTACGTACACTGAGGCCGCCGTGCGCGCGCAGACCGAGTACGCTAGGGCCTGCGCGCGAGCATGGGCTACACTATACACAAGGGGGGGATATAATGCGTAATATTATCACGCTGTCGCAGCTAAAAGTCGCAGGCGCGTGCGCCGATGCGCTGCGGCGCTTCGCCACCGCGTTCGGGGAGAGCACACCGGTGACCCTGGCTCTCGCCTGCAAGCACGCGGATCAGTTTGATTGGGACTGGGCCGCGTTATATCTTCTCCCGGCGCCCGCCCGAGCCGAGTATGGTCAAGACCGCGAGCGCGCACAGGGCGAGTATGATCGAGACCACGAGTACGCCCGGGTCGAGTACGCCCGGGCCGAGTATGATCGGGCCGTCGCCCCCGCACTCTCCTTGGCTACGTACACTGAGGCCTGCGCGCGAGCGCAGACCGAGTACGCTAGGGCCTGCGCGCGAGCATGGGCTACGCTATACACAAGGGGGGGATATAATGTGTAATATTATCACGTTGGCGCAGCTAAAAGCCACGGCCACGGGCGACGTGGATCAGTTTGATTGGGACTGGGCCGCGTCATATCTCCTCTCGGCGGCCGCGCGGGCCGAGGGCGATAGACTCCGGGCCGAGGGCGACAGGCTCATGGCCGATGGCAATAGACTATGGACCGAGGCCCTCAGGCTCATAGACGAGGGCGACAGGCTCGTGGCCGGTGGCAATAGGCTCCGGGCCGATGGCAATAGACTATGGACCGAGGCCCGCGCGGCCGCCGAGAGGAGATATGACGAGGGCGACAGGCTCGTGGCCGATGGCAATAGGCTCCGGGCCGATGGCAATAGGCTCCGGACCGAGGCCCTCAGGCTCATAGACGAGGGCGACAGGCTCATGGCCGGGAAGGAGGCTTAACCTGATGACATACCGCGCAATTTACGACGACGCCACCACGCGCGCGCGGGCCGAGTGCGACCAGGCTGTCAAGCGCGCGCAGGTCGAGTTCGACCAGGCTGTCGAGCGCGCGCGGGCCGAGTATGTCATGGCCGCTACGCCCGCGTGGACCGCGTACGATCGGGCCGTTGCCCCCCCTAAGGCCACCACATTCGCGCGGGCGCGCGCCGAGTGTAGGGAGGCCACCGCACTCCCCTGGGCTACGTACACTGAGGCCGTCGCGCGCGCGCGGGCCGAGTATGCGACGGTCTTCCTGTTTGCGCGGGGCAAGCGTAGGAAGGCCATCACACTCGCGCGCTTGGCCTACGCCCGTGCGCGCGCAGACCGAGCGCGATAAAACCAGCGCGCGAGCGTGGGCTCATCTATACATAAAGGCGGGGATATAATGTGCAAAATTATCACGCTGTCGCAGCTAAAAGCCGCAGGCGCGTGCGCCAATGCGCTGCAGCGCTTCGCCGCCGCGTTCGGGGAAAGCGTGCAAGTGACGCCGGCCCTCGCCGGTAAATACGCGGATCAGTTTGATTGGAAATGGGCCGCAGATAATCTTCTCTCAATACCCGCGTGGACCGAGTATGAGGCGGCCCGTGTGGCCGCTTGGGCCAAGTATGAGACGGCCCGTGTCAAGTATGAGACGGCCGTGCTAGTCGTATTAAATAGCCCCCCGAGTGCGCGGGACGGCGTCGTGCAATGCCCGCACGGGCCGTCTCATATGAGCCGACGCGCCATCAACGCTGCGCAAACCAAGCGCAATAAAGCCATCGCGCGGGCGTGGGCTACATTATACATAAAGGAGGGGATATAATGTGCAAAATTATCACGCTGGCGCAGCTAAAAGCCGCAGGCGCGTGCGCCGATGCGCTGCAGCGCTTCGCCGCCGCGTTCGGGGAGAGCACACCGGTGACGCCGTCCCTCGCCTGCAAGCACGCGGATCAGTTTGATTGGGACTGGGCCGCAGATAATCTTCTCTCGGCGGCCGCGCAGGTCGAGTATGACCAGGCTGTCAAGCGCGCGCAGGTCGAGTATGAGACGGCCGCCGCGCCCGCGCGGGTCAAGTATGCCGCCGCCGCCGCGCCCGCGCTAGCCTTGTTAAATAGCCCCCCGAGTGAGCAGGACGGCGTCGCCCGCGCGCACTTATGGGCTAAATATGATCGGGACCGCGAGCGCGCGCAGGTCGAGTACGATCGGGCCGCCGCCGCCGCGCTAGCCGAGTACGATAGGACCTGCGCGCGGGCGTGGGCTCATCTATACATAAAGGAGGGGATATAATGTGCAAAATTATCACGCTGGCGCAGCTAAAAGCCGCAGGCGCGTGCGCCAATGCGCTGCAGCGCTTCGCCGCAGCGTTCGGGGAAAGCGTGCAAGTGACGCCGTCCCTCGCCGGTAAATACGCGGATCAGTTTAGCTGGGACTGGGCCGCAGATAATCTTCTCCCGGCGCCCGCGCGGACCGAGTATAAAATAGTCGAAGCGCGCACTTGGGCCGAGTATGAGATAGTCGTCGCGCGCGCTTGGGCCGAGTGCGCTCAGGCCGTCGCCCCCGCACAGGCCAAGTACGCCGCCGCCGCCGCGCCCGCGCTAGCCTTGTTAAATAGCCCCCCGAGTGAGCAGGACGGCGTCGCCCGCGCGCACTTATGGGCTAAATATGATCGGGACCGTGAGCGCGCGCTAGCCGAGTATGATCGGGCCGTCGCCCCCGCGCGAACCAAGCGCAATAAAGCCGTCGCCCCCGCGCGAACCAAGCGCAATAAAGCCGTCGCGCGAGCGTGGGCTACGCTATACACAAAGGAGGGGGTATAATGACCAAAATTCTCACGCTGTCGCAGCTGAAAGCCGCAGGCGCGTGCGCCGGTGCGCTGCGGCGCTTCACCGCCGCGTTCGGGGAGAGCACACCGGTGACACCGGCCCTCGCCTGCAAGCACGCGGATCAATTTAGCTGGAACTGGGCCGCGGATAATCTTCTCTCGGCGCCCGCTCAGGCCGCGTACGATCGAGCTACCGAGCGCGCTTGGGCCGCGTACGATCGGGCCGCCGCGCCCGCCCGGGCCAAGTACGCTGTCGCCGCCGCGCGCGCTTGGGCCGCGTACGATCGGGCCGCCGCGCCCGCGCGGGTCAAGTACGCCGCCGCCGCGCCCGCGCTAGCCTTATTAAATAGCCCCCCGAGTGAGCGGGACGGCGTCGCCCGCGCGCGCCTATGGGCCAAGTATGATCAAGACCGCGAGCGCGCGCAGGTCGAGTATGATCGAGACCGCGAGTACGCCCGGGCCGAGTATGATCGGGCCGTCGCCCCCGCGCGAACCAAGCGCAATAAAGCCGTCGCGCGAGCGTGGGCTACGCTATACACAAAGGAGGGGGTATAATGACCAAAATTCTCGCGTTGTCGCAGCTAAAAGCCGCGGGTGCGTGCGCCGGTGCGTTGCGGCGCTTCACCGCCGCGTTTGGAAAGAGCGTGCAAGTGACGCCGTCCCTCGCCGGTAAATACGCGGATCAGTTTAGCTGGGACTGGGCCGCAGATAATCTTCTCCCGGCGCCCGCCCGGGCCGCGTACGATCGAGCTACCGAGCGCGCTTGGGCCGAGTATGAGACGGCTGCCGCGCCCGCGCGGGTCAAGTACGCCGCCGCCACCGCCGCCGCGCGGGTCAAGTATGCCGCCGCCGCCGCGCCCGCGCTAGCCTTGTTAAATAGCCCCCCGGGTGAGCGGGACGGCGTCGCCCGCGCGCACTTATGGGCTAAATATGATCGGGACCGTGAGCGCGCGCTAGCCGAGTATGATCGAGACCGCGAGTACGCCCGGGCCGAGTATGATCGGGCCGTCGCCCCCGCGCGAACCAAGCGCAATAAAGCCGTCGCGCGAGCGTGGGCTACGCTATACACAAAGGAGGGGGTATAATGACCAAAATTCTCGCGTTGTCGCAGCTGAAAGCCGCGGGCGCGTGCGCCGGTGCGTTGCGGCGCTTCACCGCCGCGTTCGGGGAGAGCACACCGGTGACCCTGGCCCTCGCCTGCAAGCACGCGGCCCGGTTTAGCTGGGACTGGGCCGCAGATAATCTTCTCCCGGCGCCCGCCCGAGCCGAGTATGATCAAGACCGCGAGCGCGCACAGGGCGAGTACAAGACGGCCATCGCGCCCGCCCGGGCCTATTACGCCACAGTCGTCAAGCTTGCGGAGGCCGAGTACGAAAAGGCCCATGCTCGCGAGCGGGCCGAGTACGATAAGATCACCGCACAAGCGTGGGTCGAGTATAAGAGGGCCGTCGCCCCCGCCCGGGTCGAGTATGACCAGGCCGTTACACAGGCGCTAGTTGAGCACAGGAGGCCTAAATATGAGCATGCCTCCGCGCCTGTATGGGTCGAGCGCAGGAAGGCCCGCGTGGGGGCGTGGGTCGAGTACGATCGGGCCGTCGCCCCCGCGCGAGCCGAGTACGCCCGGGCCGTTACACAAGCGCTAGTTGAGTACAGGCAGGCCTGCGCGCGAGCATGGGCTACACTATACACAAAGGAGGGGATATAATGTGCAAAATTATCACGCTGGCGCAGCTGAAAGCCGCAGGCGCGTGCGCCGATGCGCTGCAGCGCTTCGCCGCAGCGTTCGGGGAAAGCGTGCAAGTGACACCGGCCCTCGCCTGCAAGCACGCGGATCAGTTTAATTGGGACTGGGCCGCAGATAATCTTCTCCCGGCGCCCGCCCGAGCCGAGTATGAGATAGTCGTCGTGCGCGCGGCCGCCGAGTATGAGACGGCCGCCGCGCCCGCGCGGGTCAAGTACGCCGCCGCCGCCGCACAGGCCAAGTACGCCCGGGCCGAGTACGCTCAGGCCGTCGCGCGCGCCCGGGCCAAGTGCAATCGTACCAGCGCATCGGCGCAAGCCAAGTACGATAGAGCCTGCGCCAATGCGCTGCAGCGCTTCGCCTCCGCGTCCGGGGAGTATGATCGGGACCGTGAGCGCGCGCGAGCCGAGTACGCCCGGGCCGTTACACAAGCGCTAGTTGAGTACAGGCAGGCCTGCGCGCGAGCGTGGGCTACATTATACATAAAGGAGGGGATATAATGTGCAAAATTATCACGCTGTCGCAGCTGAAAGCCGCGGGCGCGTGCGCCAATGCGCTGCAGTGCTTCGCCGCCGCGTTCGGGGAAAGCGTGCAAGTGACGCCGTCCCTCGCCTGCAAGCACGCGGATCAGTTTAGCTGGGGCTGGGCCGCGTCATATCTTCTTTCAAGGCCCGCGCGGGCCGAGTATAAAATAGTCGAAGCGCGCGCCCGGGCCAAGTGCAATCGTACCAGCGTATCGGCGCAAGCCAAGTACGATAGAGCCTGCGCCAATGCGCGGCAGCGCTTCGCCTCCGCGTCCGGGGAGTATGATCGGGCCGTCGCCCCCGCGCGAGCCGAGTACGCCCGGGCCGTTACACAAGCGCTAGTTGAGTACAAGCAGGCCATCGCGCGAGCATGGGCTACGCTATACATAAAGGAGGGGGTATAATGTGCAAAATTATCACGCTGTCGCAGCTAAAAGCCGCGGGCGCGTGCGCCAATGCGCTGCAGCGCTTCGCCGCCGCGTTCGGGGAGAGCACACCGGTGACCCTGGCCCTCGCCGGTAAATATGCGGATAAGTTTGATTGGGAATGGGCCGCGTCATATCTTCTCCCAATGCCCACGCGGACCGAGTATGAGATAGTCGTCGCGCAGGCACGGGGTGGGTATAGTAGGGCTATTGAGGAAGCGTGGGCCGATTACGAGGAGGCCATCGACCCCGCACAGGCCGAGTATGATCGCGCCGAGTACGCCCGGGTCAAGTGCAATCGTACCATCGCCTCTGCGCAAGCTAAGTACGATAGGGCCTGCGCGCGAGCGTGGGCTCATCTATACATACAGGTATGATCATGCCCGACCCCTTTGATATTTTCGACCGGCTCGCCGGTGACGCGCCACGGGAGCGCACCGGCGAGCCGGCGCCGGTCATCGGCGAAGAATTATCCGTGCGTTTACAACATAACCTGTCCTTGGCGGTCCACCGCCAAGGTGAGCTTTTGAGTCGTCCGGTGTACGCCGAGGATGATATTAAAGAGCGGCGTTTGGTTGCTGAGGTAGCCAATAATGTAGCGAGGCTCGCGGCAAGTGTGAATGCAACCGCCTTGCAAGCGCGTAAGGACAATTTCCTCGCGCGCGTGCTTATAGTGTTGGCACAAGAAAAACAAAAATTGGGCTATGAGCTGGGCGAAGAGGAACTGAAACGGCTGGGAGAAGCCCATGACAGGCACATTGAGAGATCCTGACAGTATTATGCTCCCGTTCTTCGCCGCCGTATTGCCGGCGACAGGCATCTATTGTGCGTCGTTCAAGTCCGGGCGGGGCCGGTTTCGCAGCTCGTTTCATACGACCCGAGCTGCGCTTGCCCGCGCAATCCAAGAGGCCGATCGTGACGGCCTGGAGACCTACTACGCCGTCGCCTCCTACAAACAAGGCACGTCCCGCGAAGCTGCCAACGTCGCCTCCTTGCAGGCTTTATGGCTCGACATAGACTACGGGGACGGGCACGCGCCCGAGGTTGCCGGCTACGCGACCCGAGACGAGGCTATCGCCGCCGTGCGTGAGTTCTGCGGCACTGCGAACCTGCCACCGCCGATGCTGGTCTTTTCGGGCGGGGGCCTGCATGTTTATTGGCCGTTGGCAGAGCCGCTCGCCGTGCAAAATTGGCTGCCCTACGCGCTTGGCCTTAAAGCCCTCAGCGTGACCCATGAGCTACGTGCGGATCATAGGGTAACTGCCGACGCGGCGCGTATCCTGCGGCCACCGTGCACTACAAACCGTAAAAGGCGAGGCGACCCGCGCCCTGTTGAGTTCGATCCGCGGTGGCTTCAACTCAAGCCCTATGTGCTCGCCGGCACGGCATTTGGCGCCGCGCTTCTTTCAGCCTCCCCCGATGGACATATACGACAATCTGTCGCGCCACTTGGTGTGCTCGGTTGCAAACCGGCTTATCTCAACGGCCCGCTGGCCCCGACACTCGCCGCGAAACTCACCATGCCGGTGGACTTGGCAGATGCCGGCGCGGTCGCGGACCAATGCCGGCAACTAGGTCATATGCGCGCAACGCGCGGGCTTATGGTCGAGCCTGCTTGGCGGGGCGCTATTGGCCTACTGGCGTTCTGCGATGACGGCCGGGCGTTGGCGCACGCCTGGAGTCAAGGCGACACACGATACTCACGAGCTGAAACAGACGCGAAGTGGGACGGGGTCAGAAAGCAGACCGGTCCGACCACATGCGCCTATTTTCAGGGCCTCGACGATGTAACGCGCGGGCGCTGCGCAGCCTGTAGGCACAGGGGGTTGATCACAACCCCCTTGCAGGCGCCGGAGCGGGCCGGTGCACCCCTGGCACCCGGGGCAGAGGTTCCGGCTACCGGGCAAGAGCTGGACATAGCCGAGCTGAATTCGCGGCACTTTTTAATCAAAATTGGCTTTAGCGTGGTAGTTGGCGAGCTGCAACGCGACCCTCTCGGGCGCGAAGGCGCGTTTTCGTATGTCACCAAGGCGGGGTTTGAGCTGCTGTACGCACCCCGCACGACAGTCCCGGCCGGCACTTACAAGCGCGTGCCGTTAGGTCCCTATTGGCTCAGCCACCCGGAGCGGCGCCAGTACGTCGGCCTCGACATAGTGCCGGGAGGCCCGAGAGACCTCGCCGACCGACGGCTGAACCTCTGGTCAGGCTGGGGCGTCGAGCCGGCTCCCGGGAACTGGAGCCGCATGAAGAAGCATATTTCATCGATCTTGGCGAACGGCGACCCGCACGCGGCGGAGTACATAGTCCGTTGGACCGCTTGGGTATTGCAGCATCCGGCGGAGCAGCCGGGCGTAGCTCTGACTATTCGGGGGGGCAAAGGCTCGGGTAAAGGTTTGTATTTTGATACGCTACAAAGAATGTTCGGCCGACACTCCCTCGCTGTCGCAAGCCAAGAGCATCTACTTGGCCGGTTCAACCGGCACTTGCTGGACAGTCTGTTCGTCTTTATTGACGAGGGATTCTGGGCGGGGGATAAAAAATCGGAGGGGGTGCTCAAACGGCTAATAACGGATCGGACGATGATAGTTGAAATTAAAGGTGTCGACGCGGTCGAAGCCCGGAATCGCATTGCTTTTGCAATCGCCACCAACGCCGAGTGGGTTGTTCCCGCGGGGGCCGGCGAGCGGCGCTATGCCGTGTTCGAGACCAACGATAAATATGTAAAAGGTCATAACCCGCAAGCGACGATTGATGCCTATTTTGAACCGCTCTATGCCGAGCTGGAGGGCGGTGGACGGGCGGCGATGCTGTATGATTTACTGGCGCTGCCGCTCGGCACGTGGCACCCGCGACAGGTTTACGAGACAGCGGCCTTGGCTGAACAGAAAGAGCTGTCGCTCAACCAATTTGATGCGTGGTGGCTCGAGTGCCTCGAGGATGGTCGCCTGCCCGGTATCCACCCGGCGGGTCAGCCGTTCCGGGTGTTGCCGGTGAGTTGCGCCGAGGCTATCGGGGGCAATCGGTTCTCGGCGCGCGGCGTCACTATGCACTTGCAAAAATTGGGGTTTTGCCTCGCCCGCACCGCCGAAGCGCGCTACTGGTCCGCGCCCCCGCTTGAGCAGGCGCGCGCCGCGTGGGAGCAGAAATTTGGCGCGCGGACGTGGAGGCTGGACAATTTGGATGGATGGAGCTAAAGATGGTTGACAATTTGGGGGAACGGGGCTAAAGATAATTGACAAAAAGGAAGAGAAACATGGCTGATAGCTATCAACAGCGCGGTAATCCGCGATACCCCAAGCGGCGCCAGTACGTCGGCCTCGACATAATGCCGGGAGGCCCGAGAGAACTCGCCGACGGACGGCTGAACCTCTGGTCAGGCTGGGGCGTCGAGCCGGCTCCCGGGAACTGGAGCCGCATGAAGAAGCATATTTCATCGATCTTGGCGAACGGCGACCCGCACGCGGCGGAGTACATAACCCGTTGGACCGCCTGGGTTTTGCAGCATCCGGCGGAGCAGCCGGGCGTGGCTCTGACTATTCAGGGGAGCAAAGGCTCGGGTAAAGGTTTGTATTTTGATACACTGCAAAGGATGTTTGGCCGACACTCCCTCGCTGTCGCAAGCCGAGAGCATCTACTTGGCCGGTTCAACCGGCACTTGCTGGACAGTCTGTTCGTCTTTATTGACGAGGGATTCTGGGCGGAGGATAAAAAATCGGAGGGGGTGCTCGAACGGCTAATAACGGATCGAACGATGATAGTTGAAATTAAAGGTGTCGACGCGGTCGAAGCCCGGAATCGCATTGCTTTTGCGATCGCCACCAACGCCGAGTGGGTTGTTCCCGCGGGGGCCGGCGAGCGGCGCTATGCCGTGTTCGAGACCAACGATAAATATGTAAAAGGTCATAACCCGCAAGCGACGATCGATGCCTATTTCGAACCGCTCTATGCCGAGCTGGAGGGCGGCGGGCGGGCGGCGATGCTGTATGATTTACTGGCGTTGCCGCTCGACACGTGGCACCCGCGAACAGCGGCCTTGGCTGAACAATTTGGATGGATAGAGAAACATGGCTGATAGCTATCAACAGCGCGGTAATCCGCGATACCCCAAGCTGCGCGCATCAGAGCGTTGGAAACTAGGGCGCGAGTTGACACCCGATGAGAAGTACCGGCACGGTGAGGAAGTGCTCGCTGAGATTGGCCGGCTCAATCAGGCGGAAAGTAACCGCCGAGCTGGAGTCAACGTGGGCCATCGCGCCTGCCCTTGTGCCAGCGGAACATGGTTGTCGGGCGGCGAAGCGATCCTTAAGGCTGTCGGGCGGCAGAACCTTGCGGCGCTGCATAATTGGAAACCCGTAGGTTGGAGTTGAAACGTGGACGAAAATGAAGCCTGGACCAGCTACCACCTGCGTGTTTGGCGCGCGTGTGAGCAATTGACGCAGGCGCAAGCGGCGAAAGTGCTTGGCGTCAGTCGGCAAACGGTCATCGCGTGGGAAGCCGGTAAGTACCCTGAGGATTTACGCTCGCGGATGCAGGCGGCGTCCGATGTTCTGAAGGATACTCGAAGTTGAAGCCGCCTGCTATCGGGGTACACCGGAAGGCTATGGAGGCGGCGGTCGTGCGAGCGCTGCCAGGTTTCAAATACCAAGAGGCCGGGAATGCGATGCAACTAATCTGTCTAGATTTCGAGACATACTTCGCCGACGACTACACGTTGCAGACGATGACTGCGGAGGCGTACATACGTGACCCGAGGTTCGAGGCTCTAGGCTGTGGCATCAAGGCCGCCGGTGGCACGCCGGGGTGGGTGCCGCAGGAATCGCTCAAACGGTGCTTCGCGTCTATCGATTGGGCGGATACTGCGGTCATCGCGCACCACGCACAGTTTGACGGGTTGGTCTTGTCACACCACTATGGCGTCAAGCCGGCTTTTTGGTTTGATACCCTTTCTATGGCTCGGCTCATACATGGCAACAATATATCTGTCAGCTTGGCGGCTCTTGCCAAGCACTATGGCTTACCTACAAAAACTGTTCCCTACGATTTGTTCCGAGGGAAGCGGTGGCAAGATTGTAATTCTGACACGCGTGAGCAACTTGCGCGTGGTTGTGAGCACGACGTTGATCTCACATGGGAGATTTTTGGAAAACTGGTCTCTGTATTCCCCCCCGGCGAATTCCCCATAGTTGATATGACTGTGCGGATGTTTACTGAGCCGGTGCTGGTCGGCGACGCCACGCTGTTTGCCAAGTGCCGCGACGACGCATCCCGGGCGAAGCAGGAGCAGCTCTACTCACTCGGCGTGTCGACGAAGGACTTGGGGTCCGACGCGAAGTTCACAGCGCTGCTCGAGGCTGAGGGCGTTGAGGTCGAGACGAAAGTAACGCCGAAAGGCAATGAGAAGCCCGCGATTGCCAAAACCGATCGCTTTATGTTGGAACTACTGGAGAATGATAATGAACGTGTCGCGGCCCTTGCTCAGGCTCGTCTCGACGTGCGATCAACCATCGCCGAAACACGGGCTGGCCGACTTTATGAAATGTGCGGGCGTGGCCCCTTATGCGTTTACTTATCGTATGCTGGAGCCCACACAACCCGATGGGCCGGTGGAGATAAAGTTAACTTTCAGAACCTCCCCAGAAGCGGCGACATTCGCCGAGGGGTTGTTGCGCCTGCGGGATATTTATTTGGGCGCGTTGACCAATCGCAAGGAGAGTGCAGACTCGTGAACTGGCTCGCTGGCCAGGATGATGTGGTCGCTCGGTTCCGGCAAGGACACGACCCCTACCTGCCGATGGCGTCGGCATTCTACGGGCGAGAGATAACCAAGAATGACAAAGCGGAGCGCGACCTCGGCAAGGTGTTGGAATTGCAATGCGGGTTCGGCTCCGGCGCGGATAAGATAAAAAGTAGTTGTCGCGTTAGAGGCATCATTTTGACTGACGCCGAGGCCTTGCATGGGCGCAACACGTACCGGGTGACACACTCTCAGGTAACAAATTGCTGGAAGGTGGGCGATGCGATGCTTGCGCGGCTCTCCCGCAAGGAGTCTATACCGTGCGCCTGGGGGCCGTGCACGGTGCAAGACGGCAAAATCTTTCTCCCCAATGACACATGGCTTGATTTCGCTTCTTTACATTGGCACCGCGATGAAGCGACCGGCGATAATTACTGGCGCCTCGAAACTCGGCACGGCTTTGTGAAATACTACGGCGCGAAGCTGGTCGAAAACGTAGTGCAGGCGCTCTCTCGCGTGGTTACATCTGACGCTATGTTGCGCGCGCAGGCGGCCGGTTATCGGATCGTCGGGATGACGCACGATGATATTTGGGTTCTGATACCCGAAACTACGGTAGGTGAGTGTTCACGAGCGCTTGTGGAGTGCATGACCACGCCGCCGGCCTGGGGGCCGGATCTACCGCTCGCGGCCGATTGCACGGTAGGTAAGACCTATGGCTGACGAGACCTTGTTCACCGCCGCGCGCCGCGTAGTGCGAGAGTTTAACGTCATGATGAACCACGATGGGGGGCTCGTCAGCCGGTCCATCGAGATGGCGATCAACACGCTCGACCTGGAAACGGAGAAGGAACGTGCCAAGCAAAAACGTAATGAAGAAGTTCAAGAAAGGAATCTTGCGCAGCGGCAGCAAACGTGGCCCCGAGGTCAAAAACCGCAAGCAGGCGATCGCGATCAAAATGTCTGAAGAACGGAAAGAGCAAAGGGGGGAGAAGCCTTGATCCCTTGGTCCTACTCCTTGCTCGCCGACTTCGCCAACTGCCCGCGCAAGGCGTATCATAAATTCTTTGCGCGGGACCTTCCGCGCGAGCCCCCGAGCGCTGCGATGGCAAAAGGGACAGCCGTGCACACCCTAATGGAAGAATTCTTCGCCCGTAGAACGACAACAACGCCACTTCCCGAGAAATGGTACGAGTTTGCGAAGCCAATGATGGAGGTGGGGGGGCGCGCTGAAGTGAAGTTGGGGATGGACGAAGCCGGGGGTCCGGCGGAATTTTTCAAAAACCCGTGGGGGCGCGGTGTTATCGACGTGCTCATCATCCACGGCCCGGTGGCGGTCATTTTTGATTGGAAAACAGGAAAGACGCGGGAGGACCCGCGCGAGCTGCATTGTCACGCACTCTTACTCAAAGCCAACTACCCCGATGTGCAACAGATCACCGGGGCCTACATATGGTTAAAAGAAGACCGGAAGGGAAAATCATATGACCTGTCCGATACCTCGCGGGTTTACTACGCTAACCGGGAATCTGTGCGGCAAATGGAGAGCTGCCAAGAGCGCGGACTTTGGCCTGAGACACCTAACCCGCTCTGCGGGTGGTGCCCGGTGAAGCAGTGCAAGTTTAATAGGAGCGAAAAATGATCGTGCGGGTCACTGTAACCAACGGGGCGTTTTTTGACTTGGAGACGCCCGACGACTTCGATTTTGACGAGCTCGTCATGCAAGTCCGCACCGAAGGGTGGTGGAGGCTAGCCGGGCGCATCTGTGTTCCCTACGCCCACATTCAAAGCATGCTGGTCATATCCGCTGAGGTCGCGGCGAAAACCAACCCCCAACGTATGCAACATGCGGTGCTGAATTGATCGAAGCCGACGTAAAAAGGGCCTTGAAGGCTTACCTGAAAAATCTCGGCGCCTACCAATTTTGGCCTGTGCAAACGGGTTACGGCTCGGCAACCATCGATTGCCTGGTTTGCTATCGGGGTAGGTTTTACGGCATCGAGACCAAGCGGCCCGGGAGGAAAGAACCCACCCCGCGCCAGAGGTGCGTTATGCGCGAGATCACCGGGGCCGGCGGCGAGGTATGTTTAGAGAACTCGCCGGGGCTCGAGTCTGTGAGGAAATTACTCAGTTGATTTACTCCGCGCCCCACGACACGCTCGTCTACCCGGCCGATAACCGCCTCATGTCGATTACGCAAGGCGCGGTGCGGCTGAATGGCACCTACATCGGAGTGCCGGCGACGCTGGCCAACCTGCAAGCTCTGCGGCGGTATGAGTTTCCTATTGTCGCGCCGATGGAAAAAGACGGCTACGATTATCCCATTCGTGCGCCGTGGAGTCCACTGCCGCATCAAAGGGTAACTTCAAATTTCCTTGTGCTCCACACACGCTGCTTCTGCTTTAATGATATGGGTACCATGAAGACGCTTTCGGCGCTCTGGGCCGCGGACTACCTCATGCGCCAGGCCGAGGCGAAAGGAGAAACATTCCGTGCTCTCGTTGTCGCACCATTATCTACGCTCCAGTCTGTGTGGGGAGATGCAATATGGCGGCACTTTATTGGCCGCCGGCGCGCTGTCATCCTACATGGCTCCGCTGTCAAGCGCCAAAAACTGCTCAAGGAGTCCGCCGACTTCTACATTGTCAACCACGATGGACTCGGGGTCGGCGTATCGTCTAACCGGAAACAGGCACTGGAGGGGTTGGCCGCCGATCTCGACGCGCGTCGAGACATCCGCCTTGCAATTGTGGACGAAGCGGCCGTTTACCGCGATGCCACGACAAAACGTCATATGGTTGCCCGGCGGCTCATCGGTGCGCGTGATTATCTTTGGTTTATGACTGGTACCCCGACGCCAAACGGGCCTCTCGACGCCTACGGTCTAGCTAAGCTCGTGAACAACGCCAATGGCGAAAGTTTTCGTTCCTACCAAGAGCGCACAATGCTGCGGGTTGGCCCGTTCAAGCTAGTCCCGAAGATTACGGCCGTGAGGGCGGCGACGGAGCTGCTTCAACCCGCTATTCGCTACGCAATCGAAACCTGCGTCGATCTGCCGCCGTGTACAGTGCAGAAGCGTGATGCGGAGCTGTCACCTCCGCAGCATGCGGCGTACAAGCGGCTGCAGCGCGATTGTGTGCTTGCCATGCAGTCCGGTAAGCTTGTTCATGCGGTCAACGAAGCCGCGCTGCGCATGAAACTCATTCAGATCGCTTGCGGCGCCATCTACGACACGGACCACGAGACCCACGTAATCGATGCAGGGCCTCGTTTGCAGATACTCAAGGAGGTGATTGCGGAGTGTCGCGAAAAGATAATTATCTTTGCCCCCTTGACGAGTGTCGTGGATATGCTATATCAGACATTATGTAAAGAATACGAGTGCGCGGTTATTAAAGGGGCAGTGGAGCAGAACGATCGCGCCAAGATTTTTCGAGACTTCCAATACCAAAAGGCGCCGAGAATCATTGTTGCCGACCCGGGGACAGTAGCTCACGGTCTCACACTTACAGCGGCCTCCGCTGTCATATGGTATGCTCCTACGGACAAGACAGAGCTTTACTTGCAGGCGAACAAACGCATCGACCGCCCGGGGCAGACAAAAAGCACAAACATTATCCAAATAGCCGCGACGCCTGTTGAGCGGGAAATTTATAAAAGGTTGGAGAACAACCAAAACATGATGGGAATCATCTTGAAGATGGTTGAAGAGGGAAAACTCAAATGAACACAGAAGAAGTAATAGCCAAAGTTATTGCTCTGCGCAACACGAAGGATGCGATAAAAAAAGAGCGAGACGCCGAGCTTGCAGAGTACGAAGCTGCGGTCACTACTTGCGAAAATTGGCTGCTCGGGATCATGCTGGAACGCGGTGAGACCAATATCAAGACCGCGTCCGGTACGGCTTATACGACCTCCCAAATGCAGGTGAAACTGGTTGACCGCGCGGCGCTCGTCGAGTGGTCGCGAGCGGAGAACGATTACAATATGTTCACCAACGCGGTTTCTAAAGATTGGTGCCGCGCGTTCATTGCGCGCACAAACGAACCCCCGCCGGGGGTTGATATCACGACCTCGACGGTCGTCAACGTGAGGAAATCATGATGCTGAAATTACCCGCCTACCTCTCCCCTGCCAACCCAGGGCTTATGAACAAGCTCATGGGGGGGCTCGGTGCTAGCCAGCCGCCGACGATAAGCCGGCGGAATAATCGCTTTACACTCGTCCAAGCGAACGGGGAGACCCATGGGGCTCTCTTGCCTAGCCTGACCCTCGACGTAGTGATTGTCGGCGGCAACGAGCATTCTTCTAAGGTCTACTATGAGAATGCTTATAACCCCGAGGAAGCCTCGGCGCCCGACTGCTGGTCGGACAATGGTGTGGGGCCGTCATCGCAAGCCGCAAAACCCCAGAATGATCTCTGCGCGACCTGCCCGCAGAACAAGTGGGGCTCGCGGGTATCTAAAGTGTCCGGGAAGCCGGTTCAGGCTTGCCAGACATACAAAAAGATTGCGTGCCTTGTCATGGGCGACCGGAGTGGAACTGTCTATTTGCTGGCCATCCCGCCGGCTTCTCTTGGCGCTTGGCGCGGCTATACCGCCCACCTCGCAGGGCAAAACGTCAGCGCCGAGCAGATCGTAACGCGCTTGATGTTTGCCGATAAAGAACTCGGCGTTCTCAAGTTTGAGCCGGTCGGTTTCATCGCTGAGGACTTCGTCGAACCGATCAAAAAGATTATTGAAAGTGGCGAGGCGGACACTGTGACCGGGGCGAATGACCAGCCAAGCGGTACAGCGCTACAGGCGCCGCGTGAAACAAGGCAAATCTCCGCGCAACCCGAGTACCCCGTACCCGAGAGCATCCCGCGACGGGCGCGCAGGACCGCGGCGCAAATGCAAGAGGCACAGTCTGTGCCTAATGCGGCGCCGGAGAAGGACAACGAGGTTGAGGCGGAGAAGGACGAGGAGGTTGAGGCGGAGATCACGCGCTACCGCGCGGAACTCGCGGCGAAAAAAGCAACCCCGGCTCCGGGCAAAACGCCGGTGCCGCGGGAGGATATTAGTAACATGCTCAACGCGGCCCTCAAATTGACGACTCGTTGAAGACCATCCCCGTAGCATATCCGTGAGCTTGGATGACGGGTAACTGCTTTGCTAGTCTATCACCAATGTCGGTTCTGTACATAGGATTGTTCGGGACCGACAGCCTTTTCAGGCGCCGGTAGACTTTCTGCTTGGCGTCGTAGACCGTATTACCTACAGATGACATGACAAGTACATAGTCGCCAGCCGTGACTGGTATCAGTCGTGTCTCAACCTTCCCCCCCACGTCGACCGGAGCTTCGCCTTGCTGCATTTCACAAAAATGAACTCGTGGCAGCAACCCGTCAGTAATTCCATAGACCGGGATTCCAACAACTTCTTTTCGCGTCAAGTGAGAATACGGGTAATCCGGGATAGAGAGGACGACGCCCATGGCTATTAGATCAAGCGTAAAGTTGCCCGCGTCGAGGCCTTGTGAAAGGTCATGCAACCATTGTACGCAGTCTCCGGTGTGGAGGGCCTGCTGTATATTGTAAGTCGGCCAGCCGGGCCGCATCGTGAATTCCAGCGGCCACGCGTGTCCTTGCTCGTCAAGGATACAATTAACGTCAATGTACCCGACGTAACCGGCTTTCGCCAAAAGTTCACCCAGCGGCTCGAGCATTATGCGCGCGAGTTTTGACCGGCGCACGTAGCGTAGAACTGTCCCTTGCTCGCCGGTGGCTACTCCTTTATCACCGTCCATCAATTTCTTAAACTCGAAATTCTCACACCACCCCGTGTTGAACCCGCCGGGGCCAAACCATCCGCCGACCGCCATTTCGACGCCCTCGACAAATTCTTGCAGAATGAACGGCGCCTTGATCTTGCCGAACTTCTGCCACCGCTGGAGCATGAAGACCATGTCAGCGGGGGTCTTTGCGCAGTAGCTCAGCGCTTTGTCGGCATCGCCGGAGGGCTTTGACACGAACCGCCGGCCTTCCTTTTTCACGTAAACTATGGCTTTATTGTAATCGTTGAACTCCTTGCAAGGGGGCGTTTCTATACCGTGCTTGCGCAGTACCTCCATGCCGATACCGCGATCGAGTTCCCATAGCGCCGTTTCGGGCGAGGGGCCGATGATCGGCACCCCTAGTGCACGCCACGTGTCAAGCTCGCGCAGGTATTTTGTATTGTCAGCGAGGAAAACCAGGTCCGGCCAATGCAGCCAAGGGTGAAAGTCCTCAATTATCTCGACGAGCCCGCGGCCGATTGCCTTGGTCTTCTCAGTCTGCCGGATGAACAGCTTGACCTTGTGGCCGTCGCGTTGCGCCCGCATGGCAAAGTCGAGAGCGGCGCCGGCCTGGTCAATGATCAGAAGTCTCATTGGACACCCTTGTATGGCTTCTTTTTATGTCGTGCGATATATGACTGTACAAAGGCATGCTTACCTGCCGGGCGGTAGCCTTTCACTTGCAATGTCGATTGCGTGTAGTCGTACCATGCCTTGTTTGCATCAGCCTCTAGCCTTTGGTGCTCCTTCATCTGTCTATAAGCTTCGGGATCGTGCGCGTACATCGGCGCCGGCCGCATCCCCATGAATCGCTCGACCCCGCCAATTTTCGAGCCGGGCAGTTGCTTCTCCATAGACTGCATGAAGATGGGCGCCATTTCGCCGAGAGAATACTCGAGATATTTGCGTAGCGCCGGCAGTGCGCCCATGTCGCTCGGCGCGATCGGATGACCGGCCCAGTCGGCACCATTGGCGATGTGGTATGCCAACTGCAAGCCCATATTGCCCTTGTTCGCCAACTCTTGCTTGGGGTCAAACATGAAGGCAATGAACTGCGGGTCGTAGCCGGGCCATACTTCCCGCTCGGGCTTGCCGGTGCGCGCATCAATACCGCCCGTCCGGGGGAAATAAAGATCCCGCCAGTCCGCCGGCGCTTCACCGGTACGGAAGTAGGTAGTCATCGCACCAACCGTCCCCGCTATAATTGCAAGGGCGACGGGGTAGGACATGTTAGGGGTCCAATCCCGGGTGAAGGGAAACTTGGCGGTGTCGCGAATAGCTTTGCCTGCCATGCGGCCTGTGCCAAGTTCGTAGGAGTAGGAGAAGACCGCGGCCTGTGCAATTTGTTTGGCGGTCTTATTCCACAAAATGTTATCGTGGTTCATCTCGCCAAAGCGATCGTCGATGATGTCGGCTGCCTTTCGCGCGAACGCCACCTGCTCGGCCTCGGTTGCTGTGGGGTTCTTGTTAAGCCAAGTGGTGATCATGTCGTACATCGCGCCGTTCTTTATCAGGGGGATGTAAACGTTGAACAGGGGTGAGTTGAGGGTTTCTAACGGGCTTGCGAGGGTTTTACCGACCGCTCGCGCGGTGCCGAGTACCGGGTGCGCCTTGACATCAGCCGCAGCGGCCTGTGCTTCGAGCTTCAGTGCGCCGCGCCGGAATGCGGTGAACAGGTTGACCGCGCCGCTGAAGCGGTACTCATCTATCGCGGCGCCTTTTCCCCGCATGCGGAAGTTGGCCTTGGCCGCAAGATCGACAACTTTCATCAGGTGAGGTGAGCCAATATCATGCAAGTACGCACGTTGGACTCGATACCCGCGTATCGCGGACGTGACGAATTTGAAAGGAGTCGCTACCACCGCTCGGGCGGTTCGAGCACTTCCTTTGGTAAGTTCACGACCCGCAGCCATAGGATGCCCATGCGCAATCTCCCGTGCAGTCCCGCCAACGGTCCCGGCAAGCTCATCTATGGCGTTCGAGAGGCCGCCCACGGTCGACTCCTTGACCATGTTCACCGCGTGGTAGGCGGAAATGGCGAGCTTCAGGGCCGTCATCGAGTTGAAGGCACCCTGTACCCCTCGCAGGAGAGGACCGCTTACCGGCCCGTTAGTTCCCTGCGAGATATAGTTGTTCCACACTGTCGCAAAACCTTGCGGGGCATAAGCAACCTCGTGTCGGCTTGTGCCTTTGGCCGTCCACCCTTTGAGTTCGGCCCAGCCGGTCGGCTGGGCGCCGCGCTTTTTGTAGATAACTTTCCCCGCGTCAGAGGCGGTCTCAATGACTTCGTTCGCACTGAGAAAGCGGCCGGCTGCGGTGATATCGCGGATGACGATCTCTATCGGGTCAGTCGTCACGGGGATGAGCCCGGCGCGGATACCATCCGCATAGGTCGCGTACTTCTTCCCCTTCGTGAAGCTGCTTGAGCCCTCCTTACCACCCCCGGCAAAAAACTCGCGCGCCTTCTCGGGGTCCTGCCACATCTGCTTAAGATGATCCTCTTCGAACTGCATCTTGTTTGTGGCGGACGCGGCCTCGTATTTACCTCGGTACTTCAGCATGACCCCGCGAATGGTATCGAGCAGTGGCTTAATCTCAGGCGAGGGCTCATAGCCGGCGGTCGCCTTCTCAGTGCGCCGTTGAATGTAATCAATCACGTCGAAGCGCTCGCCTGGATCGAGCCCGTTCACAAACTTGCGATATTCCTCGAGCGCCGCGCTTGCGCGCTCGACGTCACGCGTCTCTTGACCGGTCGCTTCGCGGATAAGCCCCTTTGCATACGCGGCGTCCGGGCCAAAGCCCGTAACGGCTTGGAGTTTCTTCGCTGCGAGTTTCAAGCCCTCAATGCGCCCGGGCTTTGCGAGCATGAATGCCTTCTCACGATCGGCGATGTTGCCCCTGAGAATGTCTTCGGTTGTGGCGACAGCGGCACCGACGGCCTTCCCTTCAGCAAGGGGGGCTTTGGCTTTAGCTTTGGGCGCGCCCGGCCAGATTTCCGGGGCAGGTTTTTTTGCATGCATAACTCGTTTGACGTCAGGATATTTCCTTTTGATGGCGGCCGACAACTGGCGCTTAAGCGCGGGGGAGGGCGTAGAATCATTTGTAAGTTCGACTGTTTTTATGTGGAATTTTTCACCGCTCACCCCCCCGTATACACGCCCTAAAACATCTCCATGCGCGTTTCTGATAGTAAAAAAAGGATTGCCGGGATCTTTGTACTGCGGATTGAACCCTTCGGAAAAGGAAGACGGCGCAACCGATACAATCCCTTGCCGAGGTTTCCCCTCGCGCGCTTCGGCAAAGGAAGGTGGCGCGGGCGGTTCAAGCGGCTTCGGCGCCGCAACCGCGGGCGGTTCAAGCGGCTGCGGTTGCGGCGCCGGCTCGGGAATCTTCGAGCCTCTGATTATCGCCCGCTCAGGCGCCGAGGCCGCCGGCTCTGAACCTCGGATCATTGCAAGGAGCCGGGCGTTTGAGCCGACAGGGGTGACTATGTGCGGTAGTTCGCCACCGAAATAACCAGGATCAACTCCCTCGCCATAGGCGTAGAGTGTGCCAAGCACAGGAGACGCGAGCGATCGCACCGGGCCTTCAATCATATCCAGAAAGCTAGTGTAGGCTCCCGGAGTGCCAAAAGTTTCTTTTCCTCGTCGCCATTGTTCCTGGCCGGCCTCGAACTCGCTAGCAATGCTCTCACCCCAGCGTTTCAACATGCCCCCGGGCGCGCGGGAGAGCTGGCTTACCTCCGTATCGAGTTCTGTAGGCTTTACGGGAACGGTCTTCGAGCTTAGTTCCTCCCCGGCCGGCGCGAGCGTGACGCCCGGCAGTTCGGGGTGAGGCCTCGGCGGCCCGACGCCTACCGGGAGCTTACCCGCAAAACTGTCATCGCCGGCTTGCGGGCGAGCAAACGCCGGACCGGCACTATTGTCTTGAGGGCGAGCGAACGCCGGGAGAGCGAACTTAGGGATACGGACAGGAGTGTCCATTCACTTAATTTCTTCCCAATTTACTCGGTCGTCGTAATCTCCTGAGCCTTTATATCTCAGCCTTTTGCCCTTATAGTCGATTTCCTCTCGGGGCGACTTCGTGAGCAGCCCGTTGAGCTTCCGCTTTGCCGTCTCCAGCGCTCCCCCGTCAGCTCGATTATCCACCTCCGCATTACTCTTCCGCTCGGCCGCCGGGGGCTCGTGGGTGATACTTGGCTCGGTCTTGTACTCTCGTTCAATTTCCTCGCGCTGCTTGTCCAACTCCTTGATTTGACCAGCGGCTTCTTTGATTAACCGGGGCTTCTCCTCCGGGTCCACCATGACACTCGAGGCCTTTGCGTCGAGATCAAGCGCGCGCAGCTTGGCCTGCGTGTTCTCCTTTATAAGCCGCTGTTGCGTCTTAAGAGTGGCTTGTGCCGCGCGGTAGGCGAAGTCGCGCTCGTCCTTATTTGTAGAGTGCGACAATACGTCGCGGTGAAGGGACAATTGTTCTTTAAATTGTTCGCTGAGTCGGGCTTCGTGCTGCTCTGCCAGCTGGACTTTGGTGTCGAGCGCTCGGCCGCGCTCCGTCTCTTGCGCCCTATGCGACCGTTCCACTTCTTCTTCCCTGCGGATGGCGAGTTGCGGTTGCACTTGCCGCCACGCCTGAAGCGCTTGCGTGTTCATGACCGGCTCGAGTGTCTTAATCACTCGCATGAATTCCTCGGGGCGCCCCTGCGGGTTCGCCTGTCTCCAAGCCCGCGCGATCTGCTCGAGAGTCATTTGCCCGACCGGCAACTGCCCCTGAGGTTGCGCTTGCTGCGGGGGCTGCTGCGGGGGCTGCTGCTGGGGCTGCTGCGGGGGCTGCTGCGGGGGCTGCTGCGGGGGCTGCTGCTGCTGGGGCTGCTGCGGGGGCTGCTGCGGGGGCTGCTGCGGGGGCTGCTGCGGGCCACCCCCCAATGGACTTTGCAGTTGCCCCTGAGGTTGCGCCTGCGGGACGGGCGGTTGTGCACCGCCAATCCCGAGCTTGCTCAACAAGCCACCAAGCCCGGTCGGCTGCTGCGGCGGACCACCAAGCCCGTACATTTGCAACAGCGTATTACCCGCTGGCGCATTGGATTGGTTCTGTAGTTTTTGTTGCAGCATCGCCATAATCGCCGGGTCAACCGTCTGTGCGAAGCCGCCTCCTACCGAGCCTAAAAGATTGCCGATACCACCGCCGAATCCTGCCATGTCACAACAACGACCCCACTGCTTTTGCTCCTGTGCCGAGAAGGTTACCTATCCCCAGGTTCGTTTGATTGGCGAGCTGCTGGTTGCCGATCGCGGCACTGGATTCTGTACCATATTGGCCGGTTGCCGCCTGTGTCGCGGAAGAGCCTGCCCCGAGGTAAGAAAGGTAGTCCTGGATTTGCTGTTGCGTGATACCCGTCGCCGTGCTGAGACCGCTTTGCGCGTTTGTGGCCGCCGAGCCAAGCAAACCTTCCGCCGTACTAGCGGCGGTACTCTCAAGCCCGACCTGTTGCTGGTTCCAGGTGTTGTTGAAATTCTGATTTTGCTGTGCCGCGAGCCCCGCGCCGTAGGGTGATCCCGCCATCCCCTGCTGGGAGAGTGTCGCATTGGTCTGATCTTGCTGCTGCTGATACTGCTGCGCGTAAAGGTTCGGGTTGAAGGCCGCGGCGTTCAGCGCCGTCTGCACCTGGGGGAGCAGGCTGGACGCGGTGCTCATGATTTGCGAGCCGGTACTCGAAGCCTGCGGTTGGAGGGCGCTAAGGCTTTGCGTACTCCCGAGCGCACTACTCTGCGCCTGATCCAGCGATGCAGTCGGGAGTTGATAGGCCGTGGTAGGCTGACTCGGCAGACTTGCACCGGTGCTCATTGGAACATCCTTTGCAAAACTAGTCCTGCGGGGGCAAACTCCAGCCGCTTTAAAAGCAGCTCCACCCGGGGATCGAACGCCGCATTGGTCTCAAAACGAAAAGCTTTCACGTTCATCCCCTCCAGCGCACTCAGGAGTCGCTTCACCATCCTATACCCGCGCAGCCCTTTACGCCACTCCGGCGCCAGGTAAACCGTGTCAGAAAAGCAATAGAGTGCGTCGTAGTGCATCGGCCGAGTTAAAAGACAAAGGACGAAGCCGATAATATGCGGAGCACGCGCCGTCCATACCTTCAGGATGTCCGAGCGCTCGTACTCGAAATACCGTCGCCAGTCCGGGTCAAGCTCGAGCCCCTCGGCGGTCGGTCCAAGTTCAGCAAAGTAGCGCTTGAACAGCGGCGCCAGTTCGGGAAGGACGAGTGACCATTGCTCCCACTGATAGAGCGTGCCTTCAGGCGACGCGGGGGCCGACAGTTGCGTCTTGTTTGGATGGCTCACTGCGGGTCGCATCTTGGTTGACATGCCCCCCCTTTGGCTTACGGCTGGCGTCATCGACCGGCGGCGAGTGAGTCTTCAGACCAGCGAGCAGTCCTTTGCCATGTTCTTTGTGCTTTGCCATCATGCCCTCACTTGATCTGTTCAATATAGCTGCCGTTGAGTGTCATTGTGCCGGAAGTCTCCGCCGTGCCTTCAATGAGCACCGTAATTGCCGAGGTATCGGTTACGGTCCACGCACCTTGCGCGGATGCCACGTTGGTTGTGCCGGTGGCGGCGTGCGCTTCAGCAGTCTGCGCGGAAGCGCCGGTCTTGTAAACGTAGAAGTCGCTCTGCCAAGTATTGCCTGACCCGGTGACAATCAGCGCCAATGTTGACCCGCCAAACGAGTAGGTCAGGGTTTTGGCGTTCGCATCGGCCGAGTTGACGCCCCAGCAATGGATATGAATGCCCTGCCCGCCGCTTGCAAGGAGGCCGCCGGGAAGCGTGTAGGTCGCGAGGGGCTGGATGGTCGTCAACGTGGTCGCGGGCGTGCCGGGGGTTGAGCCGAGCAGGCCATCCACACCGGAGTTGATACCCAGGATGAGCTGGTTGAGCGTCGCCTGGATCTGACTCGGGTCCTGCGGCCCGGCGCTCAGCGGCAGATTGGCGGCGAAAGTTGGAGCTGAAAAGCCCGATAATGCGACGGCAATCAATAATTTGATGAGACGATTCATAAGGAAGCCCTTTGTTTGGTTCAAGATTTATACCCTGCTCTAGTTCACTAAGCAAGGAGTCAGTATTTGATCTCGCACTGTGCAGCCATTGTCGGCTGCACAGTGGGGAGCGGTGTGCCGGAGCCGCCGGAGGTGACGTTGGGAGATATCGTGCCCACAAGAGGGAGATTATATCCGACGCCGACGCCGGCTGAGTTTTGCCAAATAATTGTATACTCACCGCTGGAGTCGAAACTATGCCGGCCACCGTTAGTGCCGGAGGCAAGGAGCGAAAACGTCGTCGATGCGGGAAGACTGAAATTTGCCAGGTTGGCTTGCTGCACAACACTGCTTTGCACCCCTACCACCTCGCCGACACTATCCGCGCCGGTCAGCCTCCCCGTCGTTCCCTCCACGCTCGCCAAAACGCGCCCCTGCAAATCGGGGACATTGAACGTCGTCAAGCCATCCCCGGCTCCATAAGTCGTACCGATAGCGACGAACAGGTTGGCATAGGTCGTCCGACTCACCGCGGACCCGTCGCACGCTAAGAATCCCGGGTCGATACTCGTGGCCGCAGTCCAGGCATACTGCCCCGGTAAGATGAGGCTGCCCGAAGTTAGCGCCGACAGGCTTGCGATGTCGCTGTTCGCCCCGTTGTGCGCCGCGTATGTATTGACACAGCTTATAAGAGCGGCGAAGTTCGCGTTGACCTGTGTGCCGTCCGCCGTTACGCCGTTGATGAACGTAAAAGGCACGCTCGCGCAAATTGTCGCTGCCCCGACGACACTTGAATAAAACCAAAACAGGGCTGCTAAAAAAAGTCTCATCCTACTTCCTTCTGCATATAGCCCAGCACGCGCCGGCGAATGAAAATGTCGCCGATCTGGAAGCCGTTGCCGCAGACGAACGCCACGTTCACCGCCAGCCGGTTATACACGACCGGTGCGTTAAAGCTAATAGGCCTCGGGTAAACCCCCGATTGCGCGCCTCCCCACAATGCATCCCCCCACCTGAAACTTCCCCAAAGCGTAGCCACCGCTGCGAAAGCGTAGAAAACCGTGTTCAAGACCGACCCGTTCTCGTCGAGCGCCGAAACCTGGATACCTGTAACCGAAGCTACGGATGTAGTCTTCACCTGCATCTCCGCGATCTCAGACATGGCCATTTGCTCATTGTCCCGAACTACAGTTGTCTGAAACACCGCTAGCATGGGTGCGCCGTTCTCGGTCGAACTAGTCGTCGAGTCCGGTACTACTTTACTTAAAAACAATTGAGCAGGCACGCCGACCGGCGCCACGACGAACTCCGACCCGTAAACGCCAATCATGCCGGCCGGGAGCGTATGCGGACCTGACCACACCTTGCGAACAATATCATACCAATATTCTTGATAAGGCGTACCCGCAACGCGCGAGTTCTGCACACTAATGCGATAAACTTGTGCGTTGCAAGCGGCCGAGACACGCGAGTAAGCAACCGGCGTCAGGAAGGGTACCACGACCCCCGCACCGCCACTGCCGATAGGGTCGCTTACGGCCCCGTTGAAGTCGATGATGCGTATGCCGTCCGCGGCGAGGAAAGCCACGCCGACAGGGGTCGCCGCAATCGACCGCGGCGCCAGCGTGCCGACAGCGGAGTTGAGCGTGTTGATTGCGATACTACTCGCGGCGTAGTCGCCCGTGACCTGATAGATGTTACTGTTGCCTTTGAAGACAAGAAGCGCCTGGATGATGCCACCAAGTTGGTTATTAAGCGGCAGGCCGACACCCGCGGTAAGAGGCTTGTTGTCATAGAATGTCAAAGCTTGGCCGGCGTTCGAGCAATTTAGCGGGTTGAGAGAGTCGGACATAATGACCGAAGGCTGCCCGGTCGGCGGGTTGATACCGTAGAATGCACGGCCGTTGAACTGGCAAACCCATGCAGGGACAACCGTGAAGGATATATGGGTGCCGCTGGTAAGGTTGCCCGCAGCCCACACGGGCGCCGCGGGATTGGAAATGTTAAACCACCCGATGTAGTCCGTCACCCCGCTGAAGCCGGGGTGTGTGACAACGACATAGGTCCCGACAATGTCCATCGTCGGCGGCGTCCATTCTCCCGTCGTCCCTTGTGTCGCCGGCACGTTGCTCGACGTGACGCCGGTCAAGGCGACGAAAGCCGAGGCCGCGAGGTTATAGACGAAGGGCTGGTCGTAGCCGGCTGTCGCGCCGCTGGCGACCAGCCCGTAGACATACGAGCCCACGATCTTGAAGACCGAAATTACGCCCGGCGTCGTGAACCCGGCGAAGGCCGTCGCCAATAGCGAAGCCGGGCGGCAGGTCCATATGTTCTGTGTAGAAGGGTCCGGGATGAGATTTTGCAGAACGGCACAACCGCCGGGGTTCGTGTCGGTCTCATCGAGCGAGTCGCACAAGCCGGCGGGGGAGAAGCGAAGCGGCTGAGTTTTGGCGAGGGACACGTCTCACCACCCCACAAGCTTCGTGTTTTTCAGCCGGTCAAAGTTCTTACCGAACCTACGGCGATCCAACTCGACGGTCTTCACAACTTGCCGGTCGTCCTTCATCTTCAGGTAGGCGTCGAGGTCCGCGAGCGCCGCTTGCATGGTTGCGCCGTAGCGATCGTCGTTCGTCAGCTCCATAAGCGACGCGGTAAGCCGGAGCTTCAGGTAGGTCTGGTTCGGGAACCACGGGATCGCCGCGCTGGTCTCCGGCGTCGGGATGTCAGGCATTTGACGTTGGTAGCGCGCTGTCACCACGTAAGAGCCGCCGGCCGGAGGCCACACGTACATGAGTGGCGCATCGCCGTTTGCAATGGGGGAATTATCCACCGCATAATTTTCGGGGTAAGCGGCAAGACCCGCTTGCTGTACGCACGAGTCAAACTCGGCGAGAGTGAAGGGGATCATAACGTATTGAACCCCTTGGATGGAGTAATATACATCGTTGAGATTTGCGCGCAGCCAGTCGGCGGGTAAAACATAGGGGCCGGAATTCTGCCCGGCTATTGAGTTGAAGGTAAAATTGGCCACCCCGCGCGTGACGGCGAAGTCATAATCTTGGCACAAGTCGGCCAAGATCATGTTCAAAAACTGGCCCGCCTGCACCGTGAAGCCAGGGCATTTGGCGATCTGTGTCGCAAGGGTAATGATTTGCTGCGTTTGTAGCATTAGCCCCCCGCGACGATCTTCTCCAGTTCAGCAATCTCTTCCTCGAGATGCTCAATATCTTCGCGGCCCCGCTTCATGGCTATTTCTAAATTATCGAGATCGATCTTCTGCTTTTGCCGGTCAGCGACGATCTGCGCAGTAGGCTTATAGTCGGTCCTGCGACCGCTCGCTGTGTGCATCTCTCGCGCCGTCTGGTCCGTCATCTCGTAAGTGTGGCGGACTTCAACGATGCGCTCGGCGGCGCGCTTCTGCCCCTTCCTCAGCCGGGTGAGGTCAAGTTTTGCCTGCGGCAACCGGATGGCAGCCTTTTGCCGGCTGGACGCTCTGAACACCTTGTCGAGCGCCGCGTCAAGTTCGACCGGTGGGCAGTCAAAAGGGACGAAGCATTGGAAGACGACGTTGCGGTCCTCGCCAATTTGGTGCGAGACTGAAATGCCGATAGCAGGCATAGTGCCGGCGTTCACCTCGGATGTAGTCTTCTCGGGGGGTAGATCGACCATACGTGCCTCTGACCTGTCTGACATAAAACTCTCAAAACCTCGCGGGCGCACCCGTGGTGCCGGTTGCCGCACCTGTACGCGCGGATAAGTTATACCGCGCCCGATTACGCCTGTAAAAATTGGCATCCGGGTCGCCGTGAACCTCATCATCATGACGAAACGAAGCGGCCTCACAGTCTTTGATCACATCATAGACGGACTTCGGCACGTGATAAACTTCCCCGTGGAAGTAGGAACGGCCGTCGAGCAAAATACGGTCGGCGTAGAGCGCAAGATTGATGCGAACTTCCCGCATCTCTTCCACGAGACTTGGATACCGGGTTTTCTCGAGCCGGTCCATTTCCTGCTTGAGGAATTCTTCTTCAGCGTCGACTTTCAGTTTAGCCATAAGCCGGACTTCGGCCGTTTGCTTCAGAGCAGCGATTTCGGTGGCAGTCAAGACGGACAAGTCAATATCCCGAGTGCGCACATGCCCCGGGGGAATCTTCGGTTTCTCAAGTAGCTTGTTCTTGGCCATGGATCATGTATCCCAGGAAGTAGCGGCGGCGGCGATAGAGTAGTGAGAGATCAGGATCGGCCACCCGTACGCATCAACAGCGATGACGTCCCCCGGCTCAATCTTGAGCACCCCGCGACGGGGAATGTAGAGCTGCCCCTGCCCGAAGGCACCCGGCCATATACGCGGGGTGCCGGGCGGCACGACCGCGGCAAGTTTGTCATCCAAGATACTCGCCTGCAACGCGGCAGTATCCGCGGGGTTCATTCCGCTGCGCAGGAAAACCAGCCCGCTAAGGCTGGTCGTCAGCTTTGTTCCAACCGGGAGAAGCGCCATTGCTTACTCCCTACCCGAAGGTGCCGGAGAAGGCCGAAGTTGACTCGATCCTGCCGAAAAACAACTGGTTCAACAAAATTGTGCCGTACATAACCTTCCAGCCTACCACGCGCAACATGTTGAGCACGTCCGACTTGTCAGCATCTTTCAGAAACGTATATTTGATGTCGTCGAGCATTATTTGCCCGTAAGCGCCGCGCCCGAAAACAAGGGTCGGGTAGACGGTGACACCGGCTGCCGGTGCAGCCGGCGGTACTTGCGAGGCACCAATACCTGTCAGGATGACAGTTTGCCCGCCCGCGAGCTGCGTCGCCTGCCCTTGCAAGGGGCCGGTCGTAGGACCAGCCGCGGTCGTCGCCAAGTTGTCGGGCGAGGTTGTAGTGCCGATGTAGACATTGAAGGTGAAGCCTGTCGGGGTCGAGGGCAAGGTGATCGCGATTGAGCCGTTCGGGCCGGCGACGCTCGTTGCGGCCGAGACTTGCGTGATCCAACTTTCATACTGGTTTTGCGTGTCAGACGCGGTAACGATCGTATAATAGGTGGCGTTGGTCGCCAGTGCCCCGGCACTCCCCGCGACACCTTGAATCAGCGCGTTGCCGGTCCAGAACGGGACCATGTTTGACTCGCAGAACCGAATGCCGCCAAGCTCGCCAATTTCAGCATTGTATAGCTTGTTGATATCGCTGTAAGAAGAAGCCGTGACAAATGTCGAATTCTCCCTCACGTCTTGCACGACGAAGGGATGAACAATAGCGGTGTAGTGAGGAAGTCCTCGGGGGTCGGCCGAAGCCTTGGAGCCGCCGGACTCGGCCGCGATCTTTTCGTTTGTCTGTTCGTCGCCCATGTACCTCGGCGCGCCGAGATTGGATAACTGCGCGTAAAGGCGATTGATCTCGTGGAGGTTGAGCACATCCCCGGCAACGAGGTTAGCACGGGCGCCGCGGGAGTTGACGTAGTTGATCTGTGTCCCGCCCATGAGGTTATTATATGTGTTGCGGTCTAAAGTTTCCGCCACGGCAAGCGCGCAAAGCTCTTTGGCGATACTGAACATAGGGTGCTTGATCGTCATCTCCGCTATATCCGAGATGGTGATTTTGTCACCCCACTGAAGCACGGTCGCCGTGACCATCGTAACGGACATTTCCTGACCGGCCGGCGGGACACCTTCTGAAAGTGGCGCGTAAGGCAGCGGTACGCGGTTCCACCGAGCGGCTTGGTAAACGACGCCGCGTCCTTTGGGGAGAGTCAAGGGGTCGCCGAACTGGAACGCTACTAAGCGCCGTCTGGCGAGAGGGAGCGTTTTCTGTGCAATATAGGATTCGACATCGGCTTGAAATGCGCCCGAACTGTTAACCGGCATTGTAGTTTACTCCTAAGCCGGCACCCTACGCCGACATTCTAAATTTCGACTCCATCGAGCCTGCGCTCGAGATCGTCGAGCGAATTTCCCCGGCCCGCTCGACCACGCGGCGCCGCATGATCACTTCGCCCGTCGCCTGCCTGCGTCCGTTGGCTCGCCACCTTCTTCCGGCCGGCGGCCTGTTGCGTCTTGATGTTCTTGGCGTTGTCCAAAACCTTTTGGCCAAGAACAAACTTCAGCACCGTCTCTCGCGAAAAGTCCCGACCCGCGCGCCTCTCGACGGCCAACAGGTCTTCAACTTCCTTCCCATACCGTTTGAAGCGCGGGTCATAGGACCCTTTCGCCTCGTATGCCGCTCTGTCGGCCTTATCCGCGGCCTCAAAGCGGTACATATTGATCTGACGCTCTTGAGCCTTCTGGGCTTTTCCAAGCTTGTAATCCAACCGCTCTTCTGCGCCCATGAGCGACAGTCTCGCGGCCTCTTGATCAGGTGTCTCTTCTTGCATCCGCGCCTGGTGTTGCTGGCGCTCCGTGCGAAGTTCCTGAATTTCTCGTTCTAACCGATCGACTTTCTCAGCAGCGGATTTAGCGGTTTCGCGCGCTTTCAGAACTGCGGAAGTCGCGCGGCTCCGTCGAGGTGGCTCTTCGCCACTTTCGTCTTCGGCCGTTAACCCTTCATCGGTTTCGGTGTCTTCGTCTTCTTGCCCACCGGCTTCGCGCCCGCTTTCGTCGTCGAGCTGTCCGGCATCTTCGCCTTCATCGCCATCTTCGATTTGGATGTCATCCGGTTCTTCATCAGGGTCTCGCGGTCCAATTGTCACTGCATTTTCTCCGGTGGTTTACGGCCACTAGGCGGGCGCCGATTACGTCGGCGGGACGGGGGCCACTTACGGCGGCCAATCGACAGGTGTCTAATTTACCGTAGAATAAAGGTATAAGTCAAGCTACCCCGTGCTCCAGGTGATCAAGCCTATGCTCGAATGCTCTAAGTCGTTCGTCTTGCCGAGCAAACTCAACCAGAATGTCAGTTTGCTTGCGCATCTCCGATTCCACAAACGAAAGTCGCCGCGCTTGCGCCGACAAATCTGCCCTCGTCGATACAAATGCCCCGATCCCCCCGGCCAAAAACCCGAAGAGCGTAATCATTTGCCCGAGGTTTACGGATAAGTCGAAAGTCATTTGCATACCACTTTAAAGGTTCCTACGACCCAATCCCCATTGACCGGGTAGGCCCCGCGAACAGCCGGCAAATGGCACGCCCTCGCCTCGACTTTGATCTGCTTTGCTACCGCCGGATGCCCCGGAGTGGCGAAAACAAACCACGCGACGACCAACGCGGAACTCAAGGGCCGGTTCCCCCCGTCAACGAAGCCGTGCACGCCGCAAGCGATGCGGTGCCGCCCAGCGCATCGCAGAGGCCCGATGACGCGAGACATACGGTTTGGGAATCCTTGACTGCCGCCTGGCTGGTTGCAACCAAGGATGCGATCTGCGATTCGACGGCCGAGACACTGGCAACGGAGCAGGTGAAGCTGAGGGTAACCGATTTGATATTGGCCGCGGCTTGGGTTGCGGCCGGCGTCGAGAGAGCGGCCGAAACCGAGTTAATTCCCGACGTGACTTCGGCGCACGCCGCGAGGCCCGCACCTGTCAGAGCAAACATGGCGAGAATAAAAAGCGTGGAGGGTTTCATTTTGCTTAGCCTTTCCAATTGGTTGACGGCCACAAATCCGCGATGTTTGCATCGGGAGCCTGGCCGGTCAGGACCGCCCCGAACACCGGCCCGAGGAATTCGACCACTTCGTCAGCGAGTTCAAGATCATTTATAACCACCGCCTCCGGGGGAAGGAACAGACCGGCAATTTGTAGAATGATCATCACCGCGGATTCCCCGTTGCCAACACGCTGCTGGATCGGTTCCGACGACCACATATTTAGAAGACCATCCCAATTGAATGATTTTGCACCCGCCAGAATTTTTGTGATTGTCGGTGCATCAGTTTGGATAGCGGCGAGATCAGATGCAAAACTCATTTCGGCACGACCTCGTAATCATTCGAGGAAACAATGTTTTTTTCTGCCGTCGTGGCCGCAATTAGGGGCGTTGTGACGATTATGGCCCCGGTCGCGGCAACGGCCCGGGCCTGGGCTTTGTGACTTGCGGTCCATGTGCCGTACCACCCTAGCACAATCGCGGCCAGGGGCGCTACGCCAACAGTGATTTCCTGGACACCGTTAACAATATGGCCGAGCGATGTTTGAATTGTCGCAGCGTTATCTGTTGAAATGATGCCCCACCCCGCAGCGGCGGTTGCCGCGCCCGCTATGAAAGTTCCCACGTACCGGCTGATTGCAGCCACTTGCGCTGTTGTAATCACTAGCGTTTCCTTTCAGGTGCTTCCGCGGCGGCCTCAATGAAACGGAATTGGCGGGATCTGCATCAGCTCCCGCAGCAGCCACGCGAGCGTAGCGACCACGCCCGCGACAAATACGCCGGCAATCAAGATCCACTTCAACATCGTGGTGTACCGCTCATGTTGTGGATAATATAGTCAAGTTCCGTCATCCTCCCGACAGTGTCGAGAAACATACGCCGGCGCCGGCGCTTCGTCTCAACTCTAAGTCTAATTTCGGCACCGACCCCCCACACCAACGCGAACGGGAGGCCGGCCACACAAACGACGACGGCGAGTAATTCGAGGATAACCCGCGGGGCGCTGCGCATCAACTTTTCGCCCCCGGCGCTCGCAAGAAGAACTTGGTTGGCGTTTTACCACCTTTACCGCTGGCATACCGGAAATGAGGAACTGGCGCTTGGTTGTCGGCCACAACCATTTCGTCCTTACCCATAGCCTCGAGAACCAGGAATATGTGGTCTGTACCGTGGTTTATCACCCCCCCGCAGGTGCTTCCGACGTCGCCCTTTTCTTGCCTCCCGCAAGCGACCCGCATCCATCCTCGCCGCTCAAGAAGGACCCCGAGCGACAAGGCCAAGTAGGTGTCCGCCACATCGATGCCTGCGGCCTGGAGAAGGCACGAAAGCGTAATGGCACAGCCGTCCGTAGGATATCGCTCCCCGTCAAACCTTAAGAGCTTCTGCGCCGCTGCATGCTGGGCGGCAAGAAGCTCCTCAGGATTCGCCGCCGAAGCGACCAGGCCTTCGACGAATTGCTTATCGGCCATTCTGCCTTCTCCTATAGCTTGAGCATTATATCCATGAGCTGAATGCCCGGCCACGCGGACGCCGCTTCCGAGTATATCGCCCCGCAGAAGCTAAGAAATTCGTCTTTGTCAGTGATTGTCACCCCCTCGGCCCCGAGCCAAGTGGCCTCGGTCACGGTGAGTTTCCCCGGGGTTCCTGAAACTGTCACATTTGACCCTGCTACTTTAACGAGCGTGCTCATCTCGGCATTCCTGTGTGGAGTTGGTCTTGGTGCATCGCACCGGGGGGTTGTTGCGCGTTCCTTACTTGCCCCGGCTGCGCACCGGGCTTAGGTTGTCCACCCCCCGGCCCCGGCCGGGGCTGGGGCTGCATAGCCTGTTGGTGCTCCATCTGCTGCTGTTGCTGCATTTGCATGTGGGCGGCAAGATGAACCTTTATAACCCCATGCGGGTCTCCCGTCATCTGCATTGCCTGCATGTGCGCCTGCATGTGTTTTTGAATGTCGTCCATCGCGTGCACCGGCACAAGCATACCTTGTCCGAGCAGCTGGTTCTCAGTCTGCGGATCGACACTCTGCTCCATCCGCATATCCCTAAACGTCAACGGCGCCAGACGCGGGCCGAACATGTTCTCGATCATCTGGGCGAGCACCGGGCCAAGGTCAAGCACGTAACCTTTATACATCTGCGGCGGGACACCGCGAAGCACGTTGATCCCGGCAATCTGTTGTTGCATGTGCTGCGCGTTGCGCGCGGCCTCCACCCCGTACCAGCGGAATTGGTAGGCCCGCCCCATGCTGACCGGCTCAATTTCCTGCATATTGGCGCGTAACCCCGTTTCACCATACTCGCGCACGAGCAAAGGCTTATCCCGATATTGGTGGTCAAGCTCCAGCATAAACCCGAGCATCGGCGAAAGGATTTCTTCCTCGATCACCGTCACGGCGTCCGCGGTCGTCAAAATATCAACTTGCTGCTCGTTGGCAATCTCCGCTTGCGAAGGCTTCTTTTTTGCTCCCTGGGCATTAGTAATCTGCGCGGGGTTAACCGAGAGCGTTTGAAAAATCATCGCCTGCGCGGTGGCGACGATCTCGAGCGCGTCCTTCCACAACGCGGGAAATTGCGCGAACTTCGTATCGCCGGGGCTTGTCTCCCATATGGCGGCGAGTGTCATTATCATACTGCCGACATTCGGGTTCTTCTCGGGGTCAGTAAGCACAATGGGCATCAGCGCATACGCCGCGCTGTCCATACCCTCGTTCGCCGCGTCGTTCGCCTGGTACTGGAGATCAGCTACGCCGAGCCGGATCTTGCTTTGACCTTTGAACGCGCCCTCAACTTTTTCGACCGGCGCGGAGATAATATCAATTCGATCTGACCAATACGGATTGCGTTTACACCCGAGTATTTTGTCTTGCCCTCCGAAATATACTAAACAAAGTCGTCGTTCGCCATCGAGCGTAAGCATTGTCCAAGTTCGGTACACAAGAGCATACTTACCGCGCCCGTCTCCTTTAATTCCTGCGGCATCCACCATCTCCTTCGGTTTGTCGATCGGTTTTGAGCGCCCCTCTTTACGCATCTCGTCAACCATCGCCTCGCCGGCTTTTTTCTCAATATGCTTTTCTTTGATCATCTTTTTGAGCTTGGCAGTGGTCCATCGGCAAAGGGTTGTGACCGAACCCCCCTCATGCAGAGCTTCCTCAAGACTATTTGACGTAGCCGGCAACACGAGAAGATCGCTATCGGCGATGACCAATACCCCCGGCCCCGAGTCCTTGATTACCTCTTCTTCGATATCCTCAATCTCGTCCTCTTCCTCCCCGGTACTAAGAGCAAGCCCCTCAATCTCCGGCGCCCGCTTAACCCGGTGAACCACATGGCGCGTGCGTGACTGCCATGTAACCTGCACCGTGTACTGCCCTTCGATATCACCATTCTTCATCAACGCGGGAGCGACCTGCGTGCGCAGCTTTGCGCGCCGGACATAGTGCTCAAGCAGCGCCATCTCGGCCTGGGGAAGGTCTCCGTTCTCTGTTGTCACTTCAACATAGCGACCCGACTGCGGGAACATCTGGTTGACGAACCGCGTCTTGCGCGCGTTTACCGCGTTCAAGATTATGGGAATGAAAATTTTTGAGTTGCCCTGATAGAACTGCTTGTCACCAAGCACACAATTATAACAATCCCAATAGTCTAAATTGCCGTCGGAACGATCGGCCTGCTCGTCGAAGCCCTTCTCAATATCCTTATAGAGGTCGAGCAGAGCATCACGGATATCTTCCTTGCCCGACAACTCTTCGTCGCGGTCAAGGTTTGTATTTTTGTCCCGCTCCCCGGCGCCGGGATCGAAACGAATTTTCTTGGCTGCCTTTGCACTCATTTCTTGCCAGATCCAACAGGCGCTTTTGCCGCATCGAGATCTTTCATCAGCTTTTCTACTTTGCGGTCTGGAGTGTCGCCCCGGCGGCGGTCTGCGCGGTCTGGAGTGTCGCCCCGGCGGCGGTCTGCGCGGTCTGGAGTGTCGCCCCGGCGGCGGTCTGCGCGGTCTGGAGTGTCGCGTTTTCAGCCTGGAGTGTCGCAATCTGCGCCGTCAACGCCGTATTGATTCCGGCAATAAGGGTCGGCAGTGCAAGGCCCCCTGCCCCCGCCTGCTCCGGCGTCATCGCCTGGCTATAGGACAGCATAGGATCACCGAAAACATCGGTTCCGGGAACCGCCACGATTACGTGATAATCCGGCGCTTGCGTACTACCTGGAGGCTGGCCGCGATAGAGAAATTCGTAGACATAGGCATTGGACGGAAAGGTCATGATGGAGTTTCCAAAGTTGGATATTACGCGATTGCAGTGACGTTGGTGCCGGCGATTTTCCAGGCCGTGCCGTTGTCGGTGACAAGGCCGCCGGTGCCGGCGCCGGTGCCTTCTTGCAGGCCGACGCCGTTGAACATCCGGCAATTGCTGGCGAAGACCATGCGGCCTGCGGTTCCGGCCGCCGGCAGCGTCGTGACGGTGTAGGAAGGAAGATAGTACGACCGGTCGGACCCGATCGCCGTCGCTCCGCCGATAGCGATGGCGCCGTTCAACACCGTCTTCGTGACGGAGGAATTTCCAATCACAACCTCGTTGCTGGCGGTGACTTGTGCGCCGTTACCGATGGCTGTGGAGTTGGTTACGCCGTCAATGCTGGAATTTGCACCATAACCAAGGAATGTACTGTAGGACATGGTTTGGAGAGAAACGGAATTGTTGTAGCCGGCATACATTCCATTGGCGGTGTTGTTACCGCCTGTCGTGTTGGAAAAGAGCGCCCACAATCCATTGGCGACGTTGTTACCGCCTGTCGTGTTGGAATAGAGCGCCTGATATCCATTGGCGGTGTTGTTACTGCCTGTCGTGTTGGAAAAGAGCGCCCACAATCCATTGGCGGCGTTGTTGCCGCCTGTCGTGTTGAAATAGAGCGCCTGATATCCATTGGCGGTGTTGCTACCGCCTGTCGTGTTGGAAAAGAGCGCCTGAAATCCACTGGCGACGTTGTTACTGCCAGTTGTGTTGGAAACGAGCGCCTGAATTCCATTGGCGACGTTGGCACCGCCTGTCGTGTTGGAAAAGAGCGCAACCACTCCATTGGCGGTGTTGGCACCGCCTGTCGTGTTGGAATAGAGCGCCTGATATCCATTGGCGGTGTTGTTACTGCCTGTCGTGTTGGAATAGAGCGCCTGATATCCATTGGCGGTGTTGGATACTATGCTCCCCCCGCCTAATCCGACGGTAAGGCTATGAATGGTGGCATCGCCGGTGATAGCGATGCCGCCGGATATGATCGGCGCTGTCAGGGTCGTGAAGTTACCAGCCGCCGGCGTCGTACCACCGATCACTGTACTATTGATCGTGCCGCCGGAGATCACTGTACTATTGATCGTGCCGCCGGAGATCGCTGTACTATTGATCGTGCCGCCGGAGATCACCAGCTTGGTCCCGACAACTGCAAGCTGCGCGTTTATCGCGTTTACGAGCTGGTTGAGGGCATTGACGAGATCCTCGGCAGGGGCCTGCGAAAAAAGTGCAATTGGAATGCTCATCAAAGCCCCGTGTTGGTGCGCGTTTTCACCCTCGCGCGGAAATATAGCGACGCCCGTCCGGCGCCGTCTGCCAATTTATATTATTTTCATTTTGAACGCCAGCCCCCCGCAACATAGCGGCGAACGCTTCGACTCCGGTCATAAGGACAGCGTAGGAATTCTCCTCGGGCTCCGAAGCGTCCACGAGCCGGGAGAACCCCCCCGCCAATGCGCGCAGCGTCCATGTTGCCCGGTTTGAGACCCTTACGGTGGCCATCCCGTGCACCCGGGCGCGAAGCATCCTACGCAATTCCTCCCGGCCTTGCAAGGGGGCGCCGCCGCGCGACAGGTCTACGGGGATGCGCTTGGCCGCCGGCCGCAGCCCTATCAGATCATAGAGACCCCAATGACTTTGCGGTGCAACACAGCGGAGTGTTTCACGTGAAACACGCGGGTCAGGGAGCTTACCATCCCCGACCCGCCGGAAGGGGGTCTCGACAGAGGCCTCTTGTATAATGTCGGCAAGCTCGGCGCCGGGGTCGCCTTCATGCAGCCAGTCGGCGAGAATCAAGAGCTGGCCATAGGAGAGCTGGCAAAGGACAGCCGTCGTCACTTTGCCGTCTGAGTTGACCGCCAGCCATAGAGGAGCCTTGGCGGGCCGCAGATCCTCGGCCATGTGCTCGACATTAAACTCTTCGTAGACCGGCACCCCGAGCTTCATCTTCAGAGCATAGGCTAAAGCGTTCGGTGCGTCTATATCCCCCGAAGGGAAGCCGAGCAGTTGCGCCCGCAACTCCGGTAGATCGCGCGCAAACTCAACCTCCCCGGCTCGGAAGTAGGGTTGAAGCCCGCGGATGAAGTCAAGCTTACCTCGTGGCGCATGTAGTGCTCGCATAGGCAGGACTTGCCCGCGTGCCTTCTGCTGCGCGCGGATAGGCTGCATGAGCCACTCGTTAAGGCCGGTTTCCTCAACGCCGATGGCAACAGGGTGATATTCCTCTTCGACCGCAAATATATCGTCAATAATCTCGCCGGGCATCAGCTTCTTGGCAAAAGCATCCCATATAACGAGCTTGCGGCCTACCCACGACCATACAACCTTGCCGGTCGTCGCGCTCTTTTTATTGGTCGTGCGGGCCGGGTCATACATCGCGTAGACCGCATGCCACGACCTAAGCTGAGGAACAACGCGTATCATCTCAGGGGTGAACACCTGCGTCGCCGGGTTGGTTGCCTGACAAAGATATTCCTGCACATAAATATCCGGCTTACCGAGATCATTTAGTTCTTCTCGTTTCTTCTCTACCCACTCGACCGAGTAACGCGAAGCCCATGTCGAGACAATACGCCCTGTACTATCTTTATGTATGACCGGATAGGTTTTCGAATACCACGACGCCGCTTTTGCAAGCGTGGGGGCGAGCGCCTCGGGGTGCAAGGGGGTCGCCCCCATGCGCTTGCGACCCCCCGGATCCATCGCCGGGACCACGGTAGACCCGTACCAAGTGCGGGTCTTGTCGCGCGCCTCGGGGGTCGCTACCGACACGTCATCCTCGAGGTCGTCCATAAACAACCAATCAGGCCGGTGCTCGAGATGCTTAACCCCGCGGAGGGACTGCCCCCGGCCGTAAGCTTGCAACATGACGCCGTTGGACAACGTGACCTTGGCTTCAGTCCATATAGCTCCGGGGCCGATCTCAAAGAGCAATTGCAGGACCTCATTAGTCTCTATCTCATGCTTGATGGCGCGCAGGCGCTCGACAGCGCGCTGCTCACTCTCCCCCAGGATCAGAGCATTGTGGATGTGCTGGAAGCAGGCTTCGAGGGCGGTAGCCTCTTCCCCGATGGTTGACTTGGCACTGTCGCGGAAGGCCAGCGTGAGCACGTTGGGCCGGGTGCTGTGCCAGTCTTTAATAATCTCATGGTGAAAGGGGGGAGTCGGATGGGAGTGCCGGTGACCGAAGCACACCGCATGGGCGAGCACGTGGTCCTGGCCGATGGCCAAGAGAATCTCCGCGCGATCTGCTTTAGAAAATGACGGGGCCACCATGACCTGGGAACCCCGTCAGTCCGAGAGGGAGGTGCAATACAGAGGATCGTACCTCCGGGAGGGGGGGAGGTGCAATACAAAGGATCGCAATCGGAATATGGAGTAAGCGGGCGAGGGTGTCAAGCGCCGGTTTTCAAAAAGTGCGCGCGGATTTTGTGCCTCCCCGAAATCAATTTTTATATCGCGCGTGACCCCCCTGAAAACCCGAGTTCGGCCTACCCCCCTGAAAACCCGAGTTCGGCCTACCCCCCGGCCTACCCCCCGGCCTACCCCCCGGCCTACCCCCCGGCCTACCCCCCGGCCTACCCCCCGGCCTACCCCCCGGCCAGTAATTTTACGGT